GACCACCAACAAGGGTGTTGAGTGTGCCTGTGGTTACTGATTGACCTGCGTTAAAACCTACTGCTGTATTATATCCAAACCCATCATAATTTAATGTAGATAATGTAGCGTTTCCGACTGCTGTATTTCTACCGCCTGTATCTTCTGTACTTAATGCTTCTTGTCCTATCGCAACATTGTTACTTCCTGTTGTAAGTGCATCACCTGCAAGACCACCCATAATCTGATTGCCTGTACCAGTAGTCATTGCTTTACCAGCATGATAACCAACTGCTACGTTATAGCTTTGTCCATCTGCTGGTTCTAATGTTTCTAACGCTTTATAACCTATAGCTACTGCACCATCACCATCTATGTTGGTATCTAACGCTTTATAACCAACTGCTACGTTAAATTGCCCAGTTGTATTTGCCGATAAAGCCTCAACTCCAATAGCAACATTTTGTGTACCAGTTGTTCCTGCAAACAAAGCCGCTCTGCCGACAGCAGTATTTTCTCCTCCTGTAGTAAGTGCTGACCCTGCTATAGAACCAATAAGTGTATTATGACTAGCAGTAGTTTGAGCATCACCAGCAAGGCCACCGATTAGAGTGTTCTCTGTGCCTGTGGTTACGTTTACACCAGCCGCATAACCAACAGCAGTGTTATAGTTATCTGTAGCTGTTGTAAAGTTTTGACTAAATAAAGCACCTTGACCAATAGCAGTAGCCCTAGAACCTTTTGTATCCGAACTTAAAGCATGAAATCCAAGTGCTACGTTATAGTCTGCATCCGTTAGTGCATCACCTGCTAGGCCACCAATAAGCGTGTTGCTTACGCCTGTGGTTACATCGTTACCTGCATTATGTCCTACCGCTACGTTGTAAGTGTCTGTAGCAGTCGTAAAGTTTTGTGTATTTAAAGCTCCGTTTCCTACTGCTGTTGACTTACTACCTAGAGTATCTGTAGCTAAAGCAGACCTACCTAAAGCAACATTGTCATCTGCGTCAGTTAGAGCATAACCTGCATTAGATCCGTATAAAACATTATCTATACCTGTTGTTGTACTTCTACCTGCTTCATATCCTACGGCTGTGTTATTAGCAGCAGTTGCTGTTGTAAAGTTTTGGGATATTAAAGCATTTCTACCAATGGCTACATTACGAGAACCTAAAGTATCTGAGCCTAAAGCCGCATAACCAATGGCTACATTATAATCAGCGTCAGTTAATGCGTCACCTGCTAATCCACCTACAATAGTGTTCTGTATGCCTGTGGTTACTGCGCCACCTGCACTATCTCCAACGGCTACATTATAATTATCAGTGGCAGTCGTAAAGTTTTGTGCAAGTAAAGCATTTCTACCTATAGCTACAGCTTTACTTCCTAAAGTATCTCCGCTTAAAGCTGAAATACCAACAGCAGTGTTTCTAGTGCCTGTTGTAATAGCATCACCTGCTAAAGCACCAATTAAGGTGTTTGATATACCTGTGGTTACTGCTCCACCTGCTGAAAAACCTACTGCTGTGTTGTAAGTATCACCTGCTGATGGTTCCATTGTTTGAAGTGCGCCTGAACCTACCGCTGTGTTTCTATCTCCATCTACGTTAGTTGCAAGAGCATTGTACCCTAAAGCAGTATTGTTATCTCCTGTTGTATTAGCAGATAAAGAACCATATCCAATGGCTGTGTTTCTTTCTGAAGTTGTTGCTGCGCCTAAAGAATTATAACCAACCGCTACGTTTTTCATACCTGTTGTAAGGGAATCGCCTGAAAGACCTCCAATGAGAGTGTTTTCAACGCCTGTGGTTATTTCTTTACCAGCAGACCTGCCTACGGCTGTGTTGTAAACATTTGTAGCTGTCGTAAAGTTTTGTTTTTGTAATGCAGCACCACCAACAGCAACACTATTACTTCCTAATGTGTCAGCCGATAAAGCAGTTTGACCCACAGCAACGTTATCATTTCCTTCAGTTACTGCATCACCAGATTCATATCCTACAGCAACATTGCCTGAACCTACAGTGTTTGAGCGTAAAGCATCTAAACCCACTGCAGTATTGTTTCCACCAGTTGTAGCTAAACGCAAAGAATCGTGTCCTACTGCAACGTTATTTGTTGCTGTAGTACTTGTAAGTAAAGCGTTTTGTCCAACGGCTGTGTTCTGACTTGCAGTTGTATTATTAGCTAATGCGTTTTCTCCCACCGCTACGTTGTTTGAGCCAGTACTATTATCTGTTAAAGCAGATTTACCTATTGCTGTATTAGCTCCACCAGTTGTAATAGCATCACCTGCTAAACCACCTATCAAAACATTATTAATGCCTGTGGTTACTGAAAGACCTGCTCCATAACCTACCGCTGTGTTGTAAGAGTCAGTAGACGTTGTAAAGTTTTGAGATTTTAATGCCTGAAGACCTACAGCTACGTTTCTATCGCCCTGTGTATCAGCACTTAATGAATCATAACCTATGGCTACGTTACTACCACCAGTTGTAATAGCATCACCTGCTAAACCACCTATCAAAACATTATTAATGCCTGTGGTTACTGAAAGACCTGCCTGAGAACCTACAGCAGTGTTATAAACATTAACCGCAGAACCACCTGATGTGTTTTGATTAACTAACGCTTGATTACCTATAGCTACGTTATTTTGACCTACATCTTCTGTTGATAGTGCAGCATAACCTACAGCTACGTTTGACCCTCCAATAGTTAAAGCATCACCTGCTAGTCCACCCATTATAGTATTATTAACACCTGTGGTTACGTTTACACCAGCTTGAAAGCCAACAGCTACGTTATAAGAATCTGTACTTGTAGTAAAGTTTTGTGCAGCTAGCGCATCAGTACCAATAGCAACGTTTCTATCACCTTGCGTATCAGCACTTAGTGCATTAAATCCTAATGCCACATTATTATCACCAGTAGTAAGTGCATCTCCAGCTAAACTACCCACAAGGGTGTTTCTTACGCCTGTGGTTACTGATAGACCTGCATCATATCCAACAGCTACGTTGTAAGAATCACTACTAGTAGTAATGTTTTGTGTTTTTAAAGCACGATAACCAATAGCAGTAGCTCTATGACCTCTTGTATCTGCTGACAATGCTTCATAGCCTATAGCAGTATTAGCTGCTCCATCAGTGTATGCATCCCCAGAAAGTCCACCGACAAAGGTATTTACTGTACCTGTGGTTACTGATAACCCTGCTTCATATCCTAGTGCTGTATTGTAAGAATTAGTAGCTGTTGTGAAGTTTTGTGCATATAATGCATTTGTACCAATAGCTGTAGAACGACTACCTAAAGTGTCTGAACCTAAAGAACCCACACCTAATGCAACATTATAGTCAGCGTCAGTTAAAGCATCGCCTGATAGAGCGCCTATCAAAACATTATTAATGCCTGTAGTTACTGCTTGACCAGCTCCATAACCAACGGCTGTATTGTAGGCAGTTGTGGCAGTAGTAAAGTTTTGAGTTTCTAATGCAGAAGCACCAACAGCTACAGACCGTTTTCCTAAAGTATCAGCAGATAAAGCGAAAGCTCCTAGTCCTGTATTAAATTCACCTGTGCTTATTTTGTCTGCTGCTGCGTAACCTACAAATGTATTATAATCACCTGTTGTTATATCATTACCAGCTTCGTCACCTACAGCTACGTTGTAGTTACCCCCTGATGCAATGTTAGCACCTGCGTTAACACCTGCTCTAAAGTTAGATGTACCTGATGTATTGGTAGACATACCATCTGATACAGATATTCCTGTAATGTCTATGCCTGTAGAGGTTGTGGCTAGTTTGGCTGCGTTGTCGTGATAAAGTGTGACTGAACCATTTGCAATAGCATATAAGTAATTCTCAAAAGTACTTGGATTGTTAATCCTGACGTTAGCACCCGATAATAGTAAATCACCAGTTCCAGCATCTTTTATGTAGCTATTTGTCCCATCATGGTAAATTTCTAGGTCAGACCCAGCACCGAAGATAGCCTTTGCATTATCAGCAAATGTAGCGTTACCAGCGTGAGCAGTAGTAGATGCAAAATCAACTGCACCATCAATATCCACCACGTCTAGGTTAGTTGTGCCGTCTACATCTATGTCACCTGAAATATCTAGTGAGGCAAATGTACCTATACCTGCTGTTACATTACCTATTGTACCACTAAATACTTCAGAACTATTTGTAGCAGCAGTTAAGAATGTAAATGCAGATGCACTATCATCATAACCAAAGAAACCTACCCTTGCTGCAGAACCATCGTGGTATCTAAACTCAATACCTCTATCTTTATTATCATCAGAGCCTGGAGCAGAGTCACCACCTAAAGTAAAAATAGGATCATCTATAGTAACAGTAGTACTGTTTACAGTTGTAGTTGTACCATTAACAGTCAAGTCTCCTGTAACAGTTAAGTTATCATTTACTGTAGTTTCAGATGTAGTGTGACCAATAGATACAGGTACACCAGAGGTTGCTGTACCAATAGTAATGCCATTTGTTGTGTTTGAATTATCAATGCTTAATGTAGATGTACTGTCTATATCTATAGTAGATGCATCAATATCAACAGTTCCATCAACATTAAGATCTCCTGCTATGTCTACATCTGAGCCAAATACAGCATTACCAGTAAGTGCCATTCCTCCAGTCATTACTGTACCATTTGATGCATTTATATCTAATGTAGCTGTATCGATTTGTACTTCTGAGTCAGCAGCAATGTCCATTTGACCATCTGCACTTGAGTGAATAGAAATAGCACTGTCACGGAACAGTATTTTTTTATCTGTAGCGACAAGCATATCCTCTGCTAAACCATCAATGTAAGCAGAGCCATCTATATAAATATTACGCCATTGTTGTGTAGAACTACCTAAGTCATATGTGTCATCGTCATCAGGAATAATGTGAGAGTCTACATCTGCACCAAATACAACATTGTCTGATGCACTGTCTCCTAATGTAAGTGTACCACCATTAAATGTACTAGTACCTGTAACAGTTAAGTTACCACCTACTGCTAGATTGCCAGATATATCAGCAGCACCATTTATATCTACAGTAGTAGCAGCTATCTGTATTTCTGTGTCAGCTACAAGATCAAGCTGTCCATCTGCTGAAGAGTTAATATATATTGCTGTATCACGGAACTGTATTTTTTCTGTAGAAGCTACAAGTATATCATCAGAGAATTCAAAGTAATCTTCGTCTTCCATCCATATTAATACACCATCATTTGACTCACCATCAAATGTTACTGTTATATCTGTACCTGCTGTAGCGTCACCAATAGTAATAGAAGTACCAAGTAACTTAGTTATTGGGCCACCTTCACCTGTAGTATTATCGTGTGTGTGTCCTGATGATGCAGCAAAAGCAGCTAGTAACTGATCAAATTCATTGTTACTATCTGCAGCTTGTATTACATCTCCATCAGTATACGAAGACTGTCGTGTATAATTTGCTCCCATTTATCTTCTAGCTCCTAAATCAAATTCTAATTGAAAACCTTTTAATGAATATGGAGCAGTTACTCCACCATCATTAACTCTTAATGCTACTGCAAAACCTGAACCTTCTACAGGTTGTCTTACTAAAGGTGTACTTGTTCCACCGTAGGTTGGCCCACCATATATTGCTATTCCATATATACCAGCAATGTCTGATGAATCTAATGGGTATGCTGCTGGTCTAGCAGACTCAGCACTTTCATAATCATACCTTACAAATAAGTCTGCGTCAATAGTAGATTCAGGTTTAAAGTTAACTATTACCCTTTGCATATGTTTTCTGATACCAGGGTCATCCATAGTTAAATCTGAACTACGATATTTAGCGTTTATTGCTGTTCCGTTAAAGTCGTTACCTTCTTCTTGTCTGTATATGTAGCCATCAAAACCACCATGTAAAATAAGTATATTACCCTGTTCAATAAAAGAGTCTGTACACGCAGGTTTAATGCCTTTTATTTTAGAAAACTCATATGCCTGTTGTCCACTTTGTTGTCTTTTAAGTACGCATATAATACCCTCTGTTCTACTTTCTAGCCCTGCAGTTTTAGTAAAAAATAATCTATACTGTGTTTTTTCTGGTATAACTACAGATTCAAATACTGAAGAGTCTAATATGTTATCATCAAATATAGACTGAACATTACCACTAATTGTACCAATGTTAACATCACCAATGTTTTGTGTACCAGCAACAGTACGTAATCCATCTGGCCCTAAGAAAATTAAATCGCCAGCAAATTCTTGTATAGTCTTACCATTAATGCAACCAATGTTTCTAGTAACAGGAGTAATAGCAAAGTTAGCAGAAGAACTACCTGTTAATTTAAATATTCTATTTTCACAAAATATAAATAACGCATCACGAAAAACTTTTAAACCGACAATAGTATCATCAACTTTAACACTACCTGCACCCTGACCTGAATTAAAACTATCTTCATCAAAAGGTACACTAAATACTAACTCTTGTGGTGTACTTGACATACCTGCGTAGAACATATGTTCTCTATATGAAGATACAATACTTGCTCCTGCTATAGAAGATTCACTTATGTCAGTGGTAGCTAAAGAAGTATTTAAAACTACAGGTGCATTTGCCCCATCTACAAGAACTATCTTGTCATTACCATCGTAGTTAAATCGTTCAAAAGAATATTTACCTGCGCTAGTTCTTCCTGTATCTCTTACTGTCCATGTCTCTGATACTACGTTTCTAGCAGAGTCCGTAGAGGCACTGTGTGCAGCAGCAGAAGTACTATTAGTAGAACGAGTAACTCCTGTAAATGTAGTAGCTGTTTTACCTGTGTACGTAAATTCTTCTGAGTTAATTACAAAACTACCACTAGAACTAAATCCTGTTGTACTTTTAACAGTAACCGTTCCAGAACCTGACAATGTAGCATCTATAGCTATTGCACTAGACGGCCCTGTACCCAGATCAGTAGAAGCAGAACTCCATATTTTTTCTCCTCTAGCAGCAATTACATTGTTATTAAAAAATGTAACAAGTAATACTTCTTCAGAAGATGAAGATGTTTGCGGAACTATAGAACGTATGTGCCGTTTAAAACCACTTATTCTTCTATATCCACCCTCAACATCAGGCTCAAAATTTTCTAGTTGAAGAGCTTCTCCTGCTCTCATAATAAATGTAGAGCGGTTAGCGACTAGTCCACCTTCACACACAAAAGGAAAGTGTTGTGTTTGTGCTAAATCAGGCATTAAATAATCCTAGTTGATGTTCGTGACCCTATATAATTTGAAGACTGCGGTATATAAGTTGATCGTAGATAGTCATATCTATTTACTAATAGAGTCTGCATGTGTTTTATGCCAGCTTCAAAACGTGTAAATGTTACACCATACTGTTGCATTTCACCACGATACTGATACACAAATGCTGTAGCTCCATCTACTATAACTGCAGCAAATCTGTCAGGTATAGTAGTAGTGTCACCGTGTGCAGTTAAGTCTGATGGAAAAGTAAAGTAATCAAACTTTAATGAGTAAGATTTTGTAGGAAAAGGATATAGTATGTAGTTATTGTCAAGAGTTCTTGTTACGTATTTAGGTATTCCACCATTGTCAAACTGTGCAACTTGTACGCCACTTGCGTGTGCTGCTGCAGTAGTTCCACCAGTAGCTCTAGTTACACCAGTAAGAGTCGTTGAAGATCCTACTGCTGTATATGTCATAACTTCATTGCCTACATATACAGTTCCTGAACTGTCAAATCCTGTTGTACTCGCTACTGTTAGTGTAGTTACAGAGTCAGTGTGAGACTGACTTAGTGTTGTAGTTTGTATTTCATCTTCTTGTTCTACGTAGCTTCTTAGATAGTCGTTGTAGTTTAGTGGGCTTAGACTTATAGATCCATTACCTAAGTCTGAGTCTTTTACTAATCTAAATGTATTATAGTCTACTACTTTTGTAGAAGTAGGAACGCTGTATTTTACCGTACCTGCTGTAAGCGTCTGTGTAGCAGTAGCATGATTAAAGGGATAGTTATATTCTCTTTGATTAATGTATCGAATAGCTTCATTGACAGCGTTCTGACACTGTACTTGTATTCCTCTAGCTGATGTAAAATTAGCTGATGTTAACTCAACTTCATTTAATCTAGCTATAACTTTATTTGTTAACGTAAGGTATGTTTCAGCCATTGTAATTCCTATGATAAAAAGTGAGGCAAGTTGCCCTGCCTCACTAAATATTATTATGCTAGTTGATCACGATCAACTTCGTCTGCTTCCATTTCACCACAGTCGCTGACATCCATTAGGACTGCATATACTCTGATTTCACCTGCTGTGAAGGAAGCTCCTCCACCTGCTAGTGTTAAGTCTAAAGTATCTGCTGAAGTAATAACTACTTCTCCTGCTGGAGTAGCACATGGTGCGTAAGCTCCGTCAGATGCACCGTCAATATCAAATGCTGCAACATACTCGTTGTCATCAACAGCAGTTCCAAGAATAGCTGTTGCGTCTGTACCAGTATTTTGTGTCGCACTTGAAGTTACCTGAAAACCTGCAGCAATAATTTTGGTGTTTGCAGGTACAGTAATACACTGTACAACATCACCATTAGGATTAATGCTGTTAGCTGTTAGGTCAACGATTTGCTGAACGTAATAAGGTTGTCTTCCTCTTGCAGAAGAACCGTGAGTATTAGCAAGTGTTGCTGTAATTGTAGCCATTATCTAATCCCCCCTTATATACCAGAAACATATATTGCACGAGTCAAAGCCTCTGGACGCAATATTTTTCTGCCGTACATATGCATACCTCTAACAATATCAGCAAAGCTATCAGGATCTCTGTAGGTTTCTGTTTTATTGATTGAGTCTGCTGTTGCAACTGCTGATGAATGACCACCAACGATCACACCAAAGTGTGAGCTTCCTGTTGATGTTGCACCAGTTGCACCGTTACCAACTGCAGGTAGATTGTTTGACATGTAAACTTTAAATCCATGAACGTTGTTCAAGATTAATCCGTTTTGTAAGCCAGATCCACCGAAGTCAGAATTAAGAAGACGTGAGTCTTCGTCTTGAAGAAGCTCTGCAAACACTGGGTCTACTACAAGCCATCTACCAGTTGTGTCAACGTTTTGTTGGTCAAGTTTTCTTGACATACGAGCGATGATTGACAAAGGTGATGCTTTAGCAGTAGTTGTGTTTAAGCTATCTCCGCTTGCACGAGGAACAGCAACGATTGAGTTGCCACTTGTTCCACTATTAAAGTCAGCAGCGTCTACTTGCATAGATGCTAATAACTCATTAGTAGCAGCAGTAGATACAGCAACTGAACCATTTACGGTTGTGTTAACTGCATTTGCTGCGCCATGCAATGCTGATTGTTTGTAACCTGACAAGTAACCAAGAACGTCTTGGTCAAATTGGTCAGCCAAACGGTAAGCAGCACGATCACTTGCAAGGTCTTGAAAGTTGACGTGTGAATGTGCTTCCTCAATGTCATCAACTTTAAATGCAAAGTAATTTGCTTTGTCAATGGTCAATGAGAAATCTTCGTCATCAAGATCTTGTGGTTGAATAGTAGTACCACGTGCATACTCTTTCACGGTGATTTCTGGTTCTTTGATAATTTTTACAGAATCCCCCATGTTAGCAATTTCTCCGAAATAGTCGGAGTTTGTTACAGCTCCTACAACTGATGCTTTGCGGAACGCAAGTTGCACCTGTTTGCTGTATATGACTGGTGAGAAGTTACCGTTAGGTAAGTTACCATACCCAGCCGCAGTTGAAAATGCCATTTTAATTCTCCTTTGGATTTTCTACAGATGCAAACGAAACAAGTATTTATGTAGTGGCTAAATCTTATAGGGTGCATTTTAGTAAAAGTTGGCCGACTTCTACATCAATGGGCCAAAAGACTTTAGGTAGTCTATATTATTATTGCTGTTTGCTATTATTAAGTTGCGTAGGTAATCTTTACAGAGGCTACGCAACTACATTGTACATATAGTTATACATAATTGTATAAATATGTCAATACCTTTTTAACGAGCATTGCCAGATATATCATATACAAACTTACCTGATCGTATAGCTTCCATAATTTTATCTGCGTTTTTCTCGTATTGCTGTGCAGACATCTTTTGCACAACTGATTCTTTTATCGTTCCAGTTTCTTCGCCAGATGGTTCACTTCTAGTATTTGTTTTAGATACTGCTTTTGCTGCATCTTTACTTGAAGAGGACTTTTTAGCTTTTATTCCTTTGTCTACTTTATATAAGTCTATAGCTCTTGATGCTGCTTTAGCATCATTATCATTTTCATATAAAGCATCTTGAATCCACTTAGGTTGTTCTTCAGCCCATTCATGAAACTCATCACTTTCTCTTATATCAACAAAGTCTGGATGTGCAGTCATTAACTCAACTTCTGCTTTATCTCTATTTGCTGCTTCTCGCATTTGATCTATTTCTTTTACACGAGCTTCTAAACCAGCCGCTTGTTCTTTAGCTTTTTTAATTGCTATAGTTTCTACTATTGCTGCAACATCAGGATACTGACTTGCCCAAGCATCAATATCTTCATCAGACTTAGGTAGTTTAATTTCTTGTTTAGTAGACTGCTCTAGCTGGCTTTGTAATGCATTTATTTTTTCTACATGTTCTTGTAGTTGTTTCTGTGAATGCCTACGTAAGTCACCATATCTTTTCTTAAAACTTTTTTCTTCAGCATTAGTAGGTTCTTCTTCTTTTTTAACCTCTTCAGGTTCTACTTCACCTTTTTGTTCTGCAACTAACGCTGCCAGTTCTTCTTCTTCTTTTTTAATTCTATCTTCATTAGAGTATTTACGATTTGCAAATGCAACTTTTTCTTCTGGCTTTACTTTTTCTGCCATTACTGTGTCAGACATTACTGTCTCCTTTACTAGGGCCACCGTAGCCTATGTTGGTAGGGGGATGAGTAGCTAGTCAAATAGGATTATTAAACTCTTGAAGCTAATCCTGCACTTCTTCGTGATTTACTAGGCTGCATAAAAGAACCTAAAGCGTCATTAAATTCTTCACCAAAAACTTTAAACATTACCACTCTAAGTGGGCCATTCATAGCTGAACGTATTAAATCTTTTTCCTTATCAGACAAAGCATCGTAATTTCTACGCAATTCATTAAAATCTATTTCCATCTTAATACCTTTTTTCTGTATATAGTTTTACTTTACCAGCAGTGTATACTATTGGATGTATTATACTACACCATATTTTACCTATTAAATTATCTTTAGCTTTACCTTTAGTTAATATATGTTTAATATGTTGTGTTCTTTTTTCTGCTAATAAAGAACCTAAACTAGTAAGTATAGTACTTTTTTTCATTCCTCTTACATAAGGTTTAAATAACCAATGATAACCTACTTCATGTACAGGTGTCAAATACTTTCTTTGATATACATCCCACATTTTCATTGCTTTTGCCCAGTCATCTAAATTAGTTTGTCTGTACATTTCTGTACATACAATTTTAGGGCCATCTGGCCCATCAGCACCGCCACCATCTTCACCGCCACCTCTTCCTTTTTCACCTACACTTATACTTCCTAAATCTCCTGTGCCTGTACCTGTATTTGCTTCAGTTCCACCGCCTGAGTATGCAAAACCTCCTCCTGCTTGGTTATCAGATTCGTTTGAGTCAGGCCCATCAGGAACATCAGGAACATCAGGAACATTAGTAGTACTACTAAATAAACTAGTAAGAATATTTTTAGGTTGTGCATCTGTTAAAAAATCTTTTGGAGTTTTTTCTCCAGCCGTAAATGTGCCGTTTTTATTTTTTGTAACAGTAAAAGTAGAACCAAAAGGATTTTTAGCGTAAAGTTGACCAAGGCTATTACTAAATACTGTATGCTCTGTAACATTACCATTAGATAATGTTTTCTCTACTTTACTAACATATCCTGGATTATTAACATCTGGTACTACACCTTCAGGGCCAGTTACTCCAGCTATATTACCACCTTCAGATATTACACCACCCATACCTGATCCTGTGTAAGCACCCGAAACTAAACTTGAAGTGTCGTATTTTTTTACTACAGGAGTTTTTACTACAGGAGTTTTTACTGGTGCAGTTTTTACTGGAGCTTCTAAGAATCTAAAATCTTCTGTTAATGTTGGTGAAGAAGTTATTCCTGTGTCTCCAATACCAATGTCATATCCTACTCCTGCTGCAGGTGCTGTTGGAGTTAATCCCATTATTTGATTTGTACTCATTTGTTGATTAGATAACTGTTGTGCTGTAGGTACATTTGATGGAGAAGTAGAATACTGACTTTCTAAGTCTCCTATTGTTTGTGCAGGTGCTGGTGTAGGTACAACTGAAGCTGCAACAGGATCTCCAACAGGTTCTTGAAGTTCAGCAGGTATATTACTACTAGTATCAAAATCTGCAGCACCAGGTATATCTTTTACTTGTTGTTGATAGTAACCAAAAGGTGCTGCTATTTCTCCAGACCCATAACTTACCATTGCTGGTGTGTCAATTCCAAGGGCTGTTTGTGGAGCTTCTACTCCAATATCAAAACCTTGTCCTGCAGCAACAGGTGATGTAGAAGCAGGTGATGTTATTCCAATATCGTAACCTACTCCTGCTGCAGGTGCTGTTGAAGGTTGTGATGCAGGTTGATAACCACCACCAAAACCTGTCATGCCTGGCATTCCAGTTTGTTGTCCATATCCTAAATTAAACATATCTAGTTGAGCTTGTGGAGAAAAAGCATTTCCATAGTCATCAGTTTTAACCTCAATACTAGGAGATAAATTAGGTGTAGTATTATCAGGAATAAATCCTATACCACCAGAAGGTTTCATAGAAGGTTCCATAGGCATACCTAATGTAGGATTTATATTTTTTATATTTGAAGTGTCTATCATTGAAGCATCCATAGGCATACCTAACATAGGATCTATACGATCTATAGGTCTACCTACAGCAGCTTTGTTTGAAACAAGTTGATCAAATGTAGGAGGAGCAACAGGAGTAAAAGGTAGTTTACTTTCTAGTTGTCCTGTGACAGGATTAAACTCTGCAGTAGGCATAGATTTTTGAATAATAGAATCTGCAACATTGCTAGGTTTTGTACTATCTACTATATTATTACTAGGCGATGCTGGTGTAAATGACTGTCCACTAGTCATTTGTTGATTAGCTATTTGTTGTGGTGTAAATACTTGTTTACTAATCATTTGTTGATTAGCTAATTGTTGTGGTGTAAGAGTTAGTGCCGCTCCATATGGATTTATTTCTCCAGGTTTATCTACACTAGGAGTTCCTGAAACAACTTTATCTGTTGTTTTTGTAAAGCTAGGTGCAATTTTTGCCTGATCTTTAAATGTAAGTTGTTTTGTAGCATTACTAACAAAAGTATTAACATTTTCATTATTATTTGTTTCAGTATTTACTGCTGCATTTGTAGCTTGCGTAGCATTATTTTTATATTGTTCTATTTGCTGTGGGTTTAAACCTAATGCTTTTGCTATAGAGTCTGTTATATTTAATACACTTTTTGCAAATGCACCTCCTATTTTACCTTTAGCAGTAGCTATTGCTGCATCTAATGCTTTTGTTTGTTCTGTAGTTAAACTTCCTTGAGACTTTCTGGCTTCCATTCTTGCAATGTCTAGTTGAACATCTTTATAGTGAGCAATAGTAGCAATAGTGCCTACAGGAGGAGCTACAATAGATATAAGACTTAAAGCAATTTTATCAGTGTTAAGCCCTTTTGTATGTTTTGTAGTCATTGCAGAAGTAAATTCTGCATTATTCATAACTGAATAATTTGGAGGTGTATGTACTGAACCTACAGGTCTACCTAAACTATCCAGTTCTCCACCATATTCAGGTGTTTCTTTTACTAAAATGTTAGGTTGTGTAGGAGGTGCTGTACCACCTATTCCAGTGCTAGGATGACTATCAGGATTATTAGGATCATAATAAGTATAACCATCAGGTATAGGATATAAAGGTACATTTCCTAAAAAAGCAATAGTCATACTTTCACCTGCAGCGTTTCTATATTCTTTAAATATTATTCTATTTTGACCCATAATTTCCTTAAATGTAGTACGTCTATTAACTCTAGTTGGCACTGCAGAAGTAGATAATTGTCTAGTACCTGCAACTCCACCTTCTGCCATTTCTAATGGTTCACCACTTTCTGATACAACAATTAAATCTGCCATACCAAAAGGTAACTCTTCATCTTTAGATGCATCACGTTCTTCACCCATTTGACCCATAGATTCCATTTGAGCTAAACCCATTTTAGCATCTTGTCTTAATGACATTAATTTATCTAAACCTATATAACGAGTAACATCAGCAGGAAATACAAACTCTCCTTCACTTAACATTGCAGGTATATCATCAGCAACTTCTTCACGAGAACTACCTGATGGAACAACATTACCTGACTCAGGTTCTATCATGCCACCTTCTTCTTTAAGACCACCATCTTCAAATAATTCCATTTGTCTTTTCATCATTGGAGTTCCACCTTTGTTAAATTCTCTTGACACACTTATTTTTATTTCTTTATCACTAAGTTTTTTTACTGCTTTTAATACTTTAGATAAATTACTACCTTGATACCTATTAACAATATCTTTAAGAAAACTACGTTCTTGCATAGGTAAACTATCTACAACAGTTTTACCTTCTTTCGTACTAATCCATTCTTCAAAAGGCTTAGAAGATTTTTCAGATTCTTCTTTTTTTTCTATGTAGTTAATTATATCTTTAAGATCTGCCATTATTTTAACACTTCATCTCTAAGTTTTTGCAGTCTACGCAAAGTGTATATAGATCCTTGCGCTCTATGAACTGCAACCATATTATCTGCTTGTTCCATAGTACGATACTGCTGGTTAACTAGCTCTTCTAAGTAGTTATTGAAGTTGGCCCATTCCTTCGGGCGGCTGACCAGCCCCTTGAGTTTGCTGAGTATTTCCTTGTTCATTACCACTAAATCCTTGTTCTTGAGGTCTAGGTGCTGTACCTGTACCTATGTTACCACCACCTGCTCCTGTTGGATCTGCTGGATTAGCTCCTGCTGGCGCAGGTGTTTGTTCTTCTGGTGCAGGTTGTTGAAACGCTTTCATAAGCTCTGCTTGTATAGCTGCTTCATTCATATTGTTGGTTACTTTGTCAGGGTCTAGATCCATAGATTTTGCAATCTCACGGATTATGTAATCAAACTTAGCAAAAGGTGCTAGTGTAGGACTAGATGCAACTTGCATAAATTGCATTAATCTTTGGCTACGTACTTCATTAGCCATAAGACTTTCTGTTCCTCTTGCTTTAACTTCCAAGTCTCCTTTAATATCAGAATCATAGTCAAACTGCATATTAAAACGAAATAAACCCTCTCCTAAAGGGCGCAATAAATAATCATCTACATTTTTAATAACATTCTTAATGCCACCACTAGCAGCATTCATTAACATACTTATACCTGAAGCTGTTCTACCTACTCCTGATACGCCAGTCTGACCATGTGAAAAACTAGGTAGCCCAGTGCTTTCATCAGATAATTGTCTAGCTTTATCAAATAACTGTAGGTTTTCTCCTGCAACATTAGGAAACTTTGTACCAAAAATAGCCTGACCAGGTGCGCCACCCTGTCTTCTAAATACTTTTCCTGGGTATACCGATAGATCTTGGCCTGGTACTAGATTTGTTTCATCTACTTCTATAAGAAGATTACCAGACAATACAGCATTGTCAACAGCCATTCTCATAAAGCCGTTCATTAATGTCTGAGTATCATCCATGTTTTCAGCTATACCCACACCAAAAAAACTGTATGGGTTAAGTTCATATGGAGCAGCCATGTAAGGTATACGTGCAGGTTTAAATGGATTAATAACCATTCTAATTAGTTTACCGTTACATATCCAGATGTTAGCCTGTAGTTCGTCTGCTTCTTCTAGCTCTTCAGGTATATCTACACCCTGTTCTTGTAACATTTCTATATCACACATACCCCAATATTCTAGTACTTCAAATCTTTCTGTACCATGCTCTGGTGCATAATCAGATAAATCATCTTCCCAATGTTCTCTATCATAATTTTCACCTATCTGTATAGCTTCATCTATTACAGCAGATCTAAAGTAGGGTCGTTTTTTTAATGCACGTAATTGACTACGTGACATTTTGTGACGTTCAATTACATACTGTGCTTCTTCCATATTGTTTGCATCAGGGTCAGGATAAAAGTTCCATACAGATACATGAGATACTTGAGGAACTGTTTTTATTGTAGGTTCATATTCTCCGTTGTCATTCCAACTAGGGTACTCTTTATCTACAGCAAATGGCCCTTTCATTACACCTGTACCAAACAAAGCCATTTCAAATGCTGTACTACGTAAATGTTTAGATGCACTAGACTCTTCTAACTGGTCTTGTATTTTCTTTTGCATTTTTTTAGCTGCAATCATTGCAGGACTAAAAGTTATAGCTGATGGAGTTTTACCTGCTCCATTTTTTAAACTGTCTATACCTTCAAGATCATCTGATAATGGCCCTAGTAAATCTACTAATGTTTGTTCGGTAGCTCCTGCTGGTAATTTTTTACCATCTCCTGCAAATCCATAGGGATTAACATTTCTATCACTAAGTTGTTCAGGTAGTTTAGGATCAAAGTGTACACTATCTACTACACCATCAGGTAACTCTGTAGGATCAACAGATAAAGGAAATTTATTATTAGCAAATAATACGTCTACTATTTGTCCATATGCTGCTAAAGTTTTAGTTTTAGTTACTTTTATAAAAACACGAGATTTTTCAGCTTCTGTAAATTGAACATCTGAACCATATATACCTCTATAATTTCTATACGATTTTAACCATCGTGTTTCATCTTGTTGACGATAATCATCTGCTCTAGTGTACCTATCCATAACAAAAGGAATAATACTAGATACATCTGCATCTTCTATAATAGAGTCTTCAGAATCTTCTAAAGCTATTGCTTCGTCTTCAATAAATACTTCGTTTTCTTCTTCCATTTATTTTCCTTTAATATCCAAACGTTGTATCTGCTATAGCCATTCTATTTGTTCTAGAGCTATTGGGATCATAATCAAATATACTAAACCTTGGTCTTGACATAATACCATACCTTAATGCATCGTACAAGTGGTCTTCTGAAGTTGTGTCAATATCTTCTGGATTTTTCTTGTCTATTGGTAGTGCAGGTAGTTGCGCTATCATATTAGTGCAGTTATTAAAAAACACAAGTCTAGGTTCTTCTGTGTATTCATCTATCTGTAAACGCCTGTGTATTTCGTTTTTACCTGCGACACGAGATCCTTTTGATCTATCTGAAGGCCGCCATCTGCAACCTCGTTGTACCATTTGTTCAGCTAGAGATGGGCCTGTGTCACCACGTTTGTGCCATAGTGAGGAGTCAAGTACTCCGTATCTCATTCCACCATCACCAGCTTCTAGTTCTAGTATCATGTCAGCTAAATCTGTAGCTAATACTTTACTTACATATAACTCTCTATATACAATAAGCTGTTCATTTGGGGATACAGCGAACCATACAACGCCTGATTTACTTCCGTATCCGTAGTCACATGCTCTAAATCTAACCCAGTTGTTAGGTATATCAAAGGGTTCAACGACATGTACATTCCTATCAAACTCTGTAAATGCTGCACCTTCTTTAATATCCCAATCACCGTCTAGTAACTGTCTACGTTGTTGTTCAGGCAAAGATAGAAGCATTGCTTCGTAGTCACCTTGTTCAGCTAAGTAGGGGTTGTCTTTTAGTCTTGCAGGTATAAACTTTCTTTTAAATAAAGCCTTACCTGCTTTTTCGTGACCTGCTGGATACTTTAACTCTTCTCCTGTTTCAATGTCTGTAGCATTAAATGCTGTATTTACTGAAGCAGGATCTATAAACATTTTCTTTACCCAGTGATGTCCTCTACCTCCTGGGTTGGTAGTAGCCCTCATATATACTGGTAAATCGGTTGCAGTGGATCGTAGACGAGAACGCATGTAATTCCATGCAAATGGTGTGGGCCATTGAGTCAATTCGTCAAAACCTATCCAGCTAAACGCTAGACCCTGATAACGCAAAGCATCATCTTCTCTATCAAGATATGACATCCACAATCTTGCGCCAGATGGTGCGACCCACTGCATCTTTCTTTCTGACCATTTTATTCCAGGCCAGATTTTTGGATACATCTCTTGAGACTTAAATATAAGTTCTCTAAGCTCTTCCGTAGTGTGTCGTAACAACAACCCAGAAAATGCAGGATGCCCCATGTATCGTAACGGATCGGCAAGCATAGCGTAACTTTTACCACCACCAGCAGAACCACCGTAAAGAACTTCTCTTTCGCCTGCTGCAAGAAACGCAGTCTGCGGCCCAGCATTAGGTTTAAATATAACATTATGTTGTTCTTCAAGAGTTTCAATAGGATCTAGTTTATCTATTTCTACTACTTTAGATTGCTCTTGCTTCTTCTTTGCTGCTGTCTTCTTTTGAACCGACTCTTTGGCTTTCAATTTTTTCCGCTTTGGCGATTGCCTCTTTCGCATAGTCTGCCCATCTGCGTAAGCTTGCAGCTTTGTTGTTTCTTCTTTTTTCATTCTCTAATCTTTTCATTAAACCTACGTGAGATATATATCTACCAGTATTACGAGTTAACCATTGAGATACTTCTCTGTATGAATACTGTTTTAAATATCGTTTTGCTATTTCTAATTTATCTAGTTGGTCAGGTATAGGGTTTAATATGCCATTATCTTTTGAGTCTACTTCGTAGCCAAAAGGTATGGTGCGAGAAATTTTAGGTATTGATACCCATTCATTGTCTTCTTTTATATCTGTCGGTTGAGGTAACTTCCACCTACCTAGTGATTTAGTCATCGTCTACCGTATTTTTAGGTGGCATTAGCATAACTCCACCTTTAGCTTCTACTTGTACTTTTTCAGTTTTAACAAGTCCAGTACGATCTAGTAACTCTTTAGCTGCTGCCATCTTATCTCGTATGCCTAGTTCAGTAGGATCATATAGTCCACCTACCATAGCCATTGCAGCTTTAGGAGCATTACGAGCCATAAAACTCTGTGTACTTTCTAATATTTCTTCTTTCATAGAATTGACAACTTCAGTAGTACTAGTTGCATCAGAGTATCCAGCTATCTTTTTTGCTGCTACTACATCACCACCTGCGTCATCAAATAACACAGATAAAAACTTTTGTTGTCGTTCTGTTAGTTGTCTAGCCATGTAACATTTCCAATGCTTTTTCTTTTGTTTCATCGTTACGTCTAGTCCACCCTTTACCGAAGGTATCAAAGGTAGATAGTTTCTCGTAGAAATTTTGACGTGTGTAATGCATTTGTTCTATTATATCTTCTGGGTCTACTTCAGCGACAGCCTGTAAAGTCATCGGGCCTATACCACCATCCTGCTCTACACCGACTATGCGTTGCAAAGCTTTAGCAGATCGTGATACACCTGAATTAACAGCCCAGTCAAATACACAAAGATCAACCCCACTAGGAAGTTGATCACACTTTGCTCTATTCCAATAATTTTTTTTATAGATAGGAGCTACATCTTCATGCGTCAAGTCACGCATCTCTTTAGGTGTAGTCTCTCTGCCTACCCATTTATCATAGACTTTTTTAGTGACACCATAATTCGTAATGCCACCTGGATCTTTAGGATGATTTACAAAACCACCTTCGTGTTCAAGTATTATTTCTAAACACGTACTGTAATTGCTCATCATTTTTTCTTCTTCATTACACCGCCTTTAGCGTAACCTTTTTTCTTTTTAGTCATACCACCTTTAGCATAACCTTTTTTCTTCATCATGCCACCTTTAGCAGCTTTTCTGACTGGTGTTTTTCTTTTATCTGCTCCTCTAGGTTTAGGCATATATTTAACTAGTAGATCTTTAAAATCTAATCCTTTTTCTTTAGCTTCTTTCTTTAAGCCTTTTAGCCATGCTGGGTCTGCCATTACTTCTTTCCTCCAAAAAATTTAGTTGCTGATCTTATTCCAAATGAAGCAGCTATTACTACTCCTAAACTATAACTATACCATTGCGGTGCTTCTCCTAGCGCAGCAAACCCTGCTGCTGCAATCTCTCTGCCCCAATCCCCACAGAATGATAAAATAAATGGGCCACTTAACAGCAGTGTCAACCATTCATCTTTCCACGAGTTCTGTGTAGCTTTCATAGCTTCCAGATCCCAGTCTATTTCACCTGTAGCAATCTTTAAATCTTTAGTCGCTTTAGCCTTTTGTACAGCAGTCTTGCCTTCAATCCATGAACCAGCAAGTCCAGCTATAGGGCCAAGTACATTACCTAACCCAAACATTATTTACCACACTGACATTTGTCACAGCAGTTACAAGGCATAGCAAGTATTGCACGTAGAATACGATTTAGATAGGGCATCATTCTGCCCCACCTTTTTCTTTTAATACAATACCAAAGATACCGCCTATAATACCTGCCCATGTTAGTATAGGCAAGCTAAACATAAAACCTAGTCCTACACCTGCTAGAGCAAGTGCTAGATAAGTTGTAGGCTCTTTAAGTCTTCCAGTAATCCAATCCATATTTATTCTCCCTATTTAAATGTAATAGCGACACCGATTGACAGGTCACTATATTTAAAGTCTTTGTCTAAAGATAGTTCAGAGTAAGCAGACAGGCTGTTACTTAAAGCCATTGTACTCTTTACTGATGCACCAGAAACACTAAAAGAATCTCCGCTTGCATATCCCCAGTCTAACGCTGGTCTAATTGATAGTCTTGAAAGGTTTGCAGTTACGCCTACATCACCTGACCATTTTTTAGTTTTAATGCCGTACTCTACAGTAGCATCAGGCTTAAACATTGACATAATGCCACTCTTTATAACGCCTTCAGCCTGTGCTGACATTGCTGTTAGTGTAACAATAGCACCTGCAAGAAATAACTTTCTCATATTATCATCCTCCGAATCCTGTTAGTCTTCTAATTTCACCACGAGATATTCCTAGATCTTGTAGTTGTCTTTCTGTCATACTCATTAAAGTGTAGTATGCAGCTCTATTTTCCATGTATACATGGTATTTTTCTAGTAGTTTTTTCAACATAGTATAACTCCTTTATGTACATACGTCAGTACTATTGACTGACTAGTAAGTTATACCATATCTAGTTATAACATAAAAGAGATAATAATGCAACCCTGTTATGCAAATTTATTCTTTTGATTTAGTTTTAGTTAAAGCTGTAGCACCCATAAACCCTAATACGACACCCATCTGTGCTACAAGAAAGGTATTAAGAAACCCTGATGCAGACTCCATACGAGCTACATTAATGATAGGCGTAAGTAATAGTATTACAGTTACAATGGTTGTACCCATAGCTAACCAAGCCATAGTGCGTTGCGTATCCATCATCTTGTCTTCGTTCTCTAGGCGTATCCAGCGTTCATGGCGATCCATCTCATCATCTGTTATGATGCCATCACCATCTGCATCTGCCATTGCATACTTGCTATCTGCCTGTAGTTTTTTAGGTGACATGTTTACCTTTCATTCTTAATACGTGTTCATTATAACTTATGCCTAACTCTTTAGCTCTTTTTACTCTAAGTTTAACTACCATTAAGTCTGGGTTTTTCCAAAACTTTTTTACAGCTTTATCCCATAAAAATTTTTTATATACTAAATCTTTATTGTCAGAAGGTTGCCATATATCAGATAATACTGGCCCACCATTATGTCCTAACATTATGCTTCTTCTCCATAAGGATTAAACTTAAAGCACTTAGCTTTTACGTAGTGGCCTGTAGTCAGTAAACCCTGTGCTACTAGCCTTATTTGTTCTTCACACTTTGCTTCTGTTTCAAACAAATGGTTCTTACGTATCATAACATCACAGGATGTAGGATCAGTAATAACTGAACAGTATAGTATTACAGCAAGAAACATTATTTTCTTTTTGGTTTAAAGTCTGGTGTTAAACTTACTTTACCTCTCATTTTTTTAGAGCGAGCAGCGTTAGAAGCAGTGCGACTAGCTTTATCTTTTTCACTAGCTTGCATTTTTTCAAAACCTTTGCGTTTATCTTGTACAACTTTTTTCAACATATTTTTTATATTGCCAGGTTTCATAGCATTAACTTTATTTTCGTAAGCATCTAATGCTCTTTTAGTTTTTGCTTGCTCAATATCTGACCTAGATACACTTGCTTTTTTAGCAATAGAACCTTTACGTTGTGGTGATATTCCTTTAGGTTTTACTCTTGCTGATCCTACCATAGATTTAGCTTTAGTACTTGTTAATAGATCTGGTTTTACCTTTGTAGATTTTTTAACTTTCTTTTTCTTTTTACCTGCTTTAGCTGCTGCTCTTGCTACTGCTCCTATAAAACTCATTTGGTTTCTCCTATTACCATTTAACTTTATTAGCCCAGTAAGCAGCACTCATCTTACCCTTAGCTATATTTTTTCCATGTCTTGCTTTAAAACTCTTACGTTTTGCTTTCATTCTTGCTGACTCACCAGCTTTAGGTTTACCTGCGGTGCTTGCACCCTTCTCTCCAAACCTTATGAGTTTAATCTTTGAGCCTTCTTTGGCAAGTACAGCGTGTGACTTCTTAGGGTGATCAGGTGTACGTTTAGGTTTGTTATATCCTGCAAACTTTTCACCTCTATAGTCTATACTCATCTATGATCTCCTGAACTTGCTAGTTTTCTTGCCTATATTTTTAGGTTGTCTACTAAACTGTTTACCTTTAGCTGTATCTTCTCGTTTCTTACGAGTAGTCGCTGCATACTCTGAACTTGATAGAGACTTAATAGCACTCTCAGGCAAATATCTTTCCCCTGTTTTAGAGGAAGGCTTACCTGATTTCGTTCTCCAGTTTTGTCGAGTCCAGTTAGCTAAAGACTTCTGAGGTTTCTTCATATAGTTATTCCTCGTTGTACATATTATTAAATACTCTACCTGTATCCCAGACGTAATCTAAATCTTCTTTAGAGTGAAACACTCTCTGACTAGGTTTGAAGTCTGGCGCACCTTCTCCTGTCTCAAACCAAGCAGGATGGGTAACTCTTACTCTGTTATTCGGTAATGCTACAATGTTTCCTGTGTAGCTACCTGCATCTACTAGCTCTAATACGTGGCTCTGTTTATGCTGTGCTGGGTCATCTGCTATCTCTGATCCTGTATAGTCTACAGTGAAGTAATATTTAGCTGGATAGAACTCACCATCTACTTTCGCCATCCAAGGGGCTGGTGTAGCCCTGTTCAGCACGTAGACTGAGTGATCATGTGACATACAATCCCAAGGCTGTGCTGCGTATGCTGGCAACTCCTCTGCCCACTCCTCTACAGGTGTATCACCTACGAGTGCAGTAATAGGCATTCTCGCCCACATCGCTCCACCGTGTACGTTAGGTTCGTCTGTGTCATCGGATTCGCAACCAGTAAAGATAACTTGGAAGCTGAGTGATCTATTTGGCATAGTCGTCACAGCTATTACCATGCAATGTA